TGCGTCCCCTTCGAACGTGTCGTCGAAGGACACGAACGCATCCGACACGGACCCGTCGAGGAAGTCTTTCCCCGCCCACCACAGGCGCCCCTCGGCAAACGCTACGGCGGACGGCCACCCGCGATAGTCCGACCAGCGGCCCTCTGACCAGATGTCGGATGCCGTGGTCCCGCCGAAGGCCGACAGGATCTCGACAGAGACCAGCAACGAGCTGCTGAACGAGATCACCCGCCCGATCCCTGTGATGCTGCCGGTGGCGATCGACAGGGACAGGGAGATCGTTCCGCTTGCCCAGCCGGCGGCCTTGCAGCCAAGCTGGTACCAGACGATCTGGTTGTCCAGCGCGTCGTCGTAGGTCTCTGTCGTGTTGGCCGTCCACGACTTGCCGGCCACGTCCGACCACGGGCCGGATGCCGAGGTAAGGGAGCGCTGCAGGACGACTGTGCCCGTCCACGTCCCGGAGATCACGATGGTGAACGTGCGCTCCGGGGAGATACCAGTCACGCGGATCGGGCTGGTGAACGTGGCGGCGATCGAGGTCACGCTGCCGGTAACGGACTGCCCGACCGATGTCACCCGGAAGAGCGCCCCGACGTGCATCGAGCGGAACAGCGCTGCCGAGGCGGTCAGGTTCGCGTTGCCGGTGAGGCTGCTGGGCGTGAGCGTGATCGGGCCCGTGTTCTCGGTGCGGAATGGCCCGCCTTCGGCGTAGTAGGTCACGATCGACCACGACCGGGCGCGGCGACGCTCGATGCGGCGTTGCTGGTAGCCGTCGCAGGCCAGGAAGATCACGTCCCCGGACTGGTCGTAGCGGATGTCGTCCAGCGCAGCCGCGGGCCAGGGGGAGGTCAGTTCCACCACGCCGGCCGCCTCGATCGTGCACGAGTCCACGTAGATGATGCGCTCCAGCCGGGACAGGAAGCGCACGTAGACCGGGCTCCCCGTCGGGGTGAACGCAAGCGAATGGATGCCGGTCCCGAGTTCGGTCTCGGTGATGTAGTCGTCCCCGCCGGAGGTCGAACCGACGCGCAGGGTCACCGGCCCGCGGTTGACTACGATGCGAAGCGCGTGCTCGACGTTCTGATCTGCCGCTGCAACCGTGACGGACTGCGTGCGGATCGCAGCTGCCGTCCCGTCCCCAACCAGGCGCAGGTAGCCGGCATCCCACGAAGACGTGCCGCCAGCCTCGTCGTCGTCCGTCCATCCCGAGACGTCGGTCAGGAACTCGCCGTTCGTGATGGCCGTAGAAACCGATACGCGCGTCAGGACCGTATCGCTGATCCAGACCCGCATCACCAGCGACGTGAGCTCCACCAGCGCAGTGTCGTCGGTCGAGAAGACGAACGGCACGTAGCGCGCGGTGTTGTCGCTCTTCGAACTGCCGAGGTAACCGAGCCCGGCGCGCAGGCTCATCGAGCCCAGCACGCGCGGCACCCAGTTCGTCATGGTCTCCGCGGAGAGCGCGATGCGCTTGATGTCCGTGCGCGCGAGCGCGAGCTGCGACACCCGCCCCCGGTTGAACGCGACGAGCGCCGTGTTCTCGCGCGCCATCGCCTCAGCCCGTCAACGAACCGCGGTTGCCGCGATCCCGTCGAGAGTTCTGATTGTGGCGCGAGCGCGTCCAGGTGCCCTGCGGGGGAAACTGCGTGGGCCCGTCCATGGCGTCCGAGGACTTGGCCTTGAGAAGTGTGGTCGCCAGCAGCCCCGTGCGCGGGTGCAGGACGGCCTGCTGCTTCTCCTTGTCGGCGGTGATCTTGAGCACCACCTTCGATGCGAAGAACGCCTCGACGTAGTCGGTGAAACTGCCCGGCCACAGGGATAGGTCCCCGCCCCACGCCGCATCGTCGGAGACGTACTTGATGTAGGCGGTGTCGAGCTCGGCGTACCAATAGCCCGCCTCGTCGGAATACTGGGTCAGCGGCTCACGGAAGAACTCGTCCGCGCAGAACGCGCAGGTGTTGATCCAGTCCGTCGGCTTGGCGAATGCCCTCCGGTAGCCGAAGGTCGGGGTGATGGCCGGATCGTAGTCCGCCTGGATGGTGCGCATGGCGAACTTCCACTGCCCGGCTTCGAGACACTTGCGGACGCCGTCGTTGTCCCAGACCTGATCGAGCAGGTAGCGCGGCTCGCGGTTCTCCGAGAGGCTGGCGAGCATGCGCTCGCCGCACATCGTCAGCGCCCCGTTGTAGATCCGCAGCCGCGTGGTGGCCATGGCTTACGCCGCGCTGAACCGGTGAGCCGCAGCGAACGCTTCCGCCTTGTCCTCGATGCCTTCTTGGACGCGCGCCTTGTCGGACTTGCGGACCACGCACCACTTGAGCTTCGGGCCCAAGAACATCACGTCGTGGGTCAGGTTCACGCCGTCCTCGACGACATCGGCGCCGAGCTTGTGCATGGACAGCTGCTTGACCTTCAGCCACTGCGGGCCGCGTTGCAGGACGAGGTACTCGGCGAAGAACTCGCCATCGTCACAGCGCGCCTCGATGCGATCGTACGGGCGGACCTTGTTGGCCACGTGCGCCCAGAACTTCGGGTCGAGCAGCCATTCCGGCTTGGTGCCGACCTCGACGGTTACGCACACGACCTGCCGCACGAAATCCCCGACGGCCATGCGATCCGGGGCCAGGCTTGGAACGACCACTTCCTTCAGGACTGCCGACATGAAAACGTCTCCTCGTGACGTGAAAACGGACGAGGCCGTAGCCCCGTCCGGTTGCTGCATGCCCGGCGGTTACCGGGTCGAACTCAGGCACCCACCGGTCGACGCGATTGCCGCGCCGGCAGTCGTGACGGTGCCCAGCACGCCCATGAACACGCTGGCGGACGAGCCGGTGTTCACGCTGCCGAGAACGAGATCGCCCGTCTTCATGCCCAGGTAGTAAGCATCGGTGAAGAAGTTCGACCCCATCATGTCGCCGGTGGAGTTGTGGGACGAGTTGTACATCCAGAGGCTTTTCGCCCCTGCACCAGCTGCGACACCGAATGCCGTGGTGTTCGCGCCGCTGCCGAGGTAGCCGCCGATCCGGACGGGGGGGTTCGCGACGCTGCTCGCCGCGGTTGCGCCAGAGTAGGCCATGGTGCTTTCTCCTTGATTGTGAGTGGTCGCTCGTCAGCCTGATGATTAATCAGGCATAAGCGGAGCCATCCGCGGTTATGACAACCACCCCGGCGTTCTGGAGCAGCACGGAACCCATGTACATCGTGCAACGCGACCACGAGTAGTCCTGCTCCTCGTCGTAGCCGACCGGGCATTTCATGCCGTCGGTGTCCGCCGCGTGGCCCACCGCGTTCTTGTGGAACATGAACGACTTCTCGCTCGACGTTCCTTTCCCTGGAAGGTTGGGGTGGCTGAGGATGAGACTGTTGCGCCACCGGTAGCCCATCGGGGCGTCGCGCCAGCTCGCCGTGTTGCCGGCATACGGCCGGGCGTCGATGTACTGCGCGTTGGCGAACTCGGGCGCCTGCTCGAGGTACGCGAGGAAAGCCGGCGCGCAGACCAGCGTGATGTTGCTGTCCCACGGCACGGATGCGTTGGAGAGCTTCACGACGGCGTTCTGGAACACGCTCACCGACGGGATCGTGGTGGAACTGCCGATCGTCACGGTGCCGGTGTTGAGGACCGTGATGATCTGGTCGTCGATCTTGCGGTTCACCACGGCCATCGTGGTGTCCTGCATCATCGCGCGCTGGTTGCCCTGCGAGGCGAAGACGTTGAAGCCGGTCTTGCGCACCAGGTCGTGCCACTCCTGCAGGGTCGCAGAGTTCTGGGTGTTGTCGTCGGCACGCGCGGGGATGAGACCGTTGGTGCCGCGGTTGACGGCTGTCGCGCCACCGGAACCCGCGACGAGGACGACTGCTTCGTTGCCCTTGATCACGGCCTCGGTCGTCACGGTCGAGCGAAGCAGCGACTGACGCTGTTCGAACGAGGCGATGAACTCCTGCCGGTACTGGGTCTGGAATGCGGTGTCGGCCATGATGGCACTCCTATTCGACGTTGGATGACCGTCGCTCTGGGGTGTCCGTCGTGCCGGCTACCGGGGTAGCCTCTTTCGAGGCGCCGATGCCAAGCCCTTGCGGGGCCGAGCTACTCGGTGTTGGTCCTCCGCGACCCGTGGGGCCGCAGAGGTTGGTGCATCCTACTCACGCACTGGGTATGTGTCCAGCGCTGGACAACTGTACACCTATGCCGCGCGCTGCTTCTGTTTCTCCGATGCTTCGACCAGCGCACGGTAGCGCTTCTGCATCGCGTCGGCCTTCGGGCCCTTCCAGTAGTCCGAGTTCCGGTCGCCCATGAGCTTCTGAATCTCGGCCATCTCGCTCTGCATGGTCTCCACGATGTTGCCGGACGCGCCCGGAACGAGCGTCGTCGCCGGGTTGATCTCGAGCGCCAGGGCCGCCATGAAGCGCGCGAACTCTGGAGACGTGTCCACCGCGCCGATGACCTTCTCGCGAAGCTGCGCATCCATCGGACCCTTCAGGTCGAGCAGCGCCTCGATGGAGTTGCGGGTGCCGCGGTAGTCCTGCCCCCACTCCGCACGAAGCGCGTCCTCGGTCGTCTTCTTGGCCTCCTTCGTGGCGGTGTGGACGGCCTCGGCCTGGCGGGCCTGCTCTTCGTAGAACCACTTCACCGATTCCTTCACCTGGGCCGGCGTCATGTTCGCGCCGTGCGCGGCCTTCAGGTAGGCGTCGATCACCGGCTTGTCGGCCTCCCCGATCACGAGCCCGGTGTCGAAGGTCAGGTCGTACTTGTCCGGGGCATCGGGGATGCCGTTGTCGGCCCGCCACTGCGCGACCTGCTCCGGCGTCGCGTCCTTGGGCAGCGCGATCTTCATTTCGCCGCTGGCGATCCGGTTCTGCGCCGCCACCATGGCATCGAACGCAGCCTCGGGGGAGGCGTAGCGCGACAGCCGGGAGAGTTTCTTCTCGTCGCCCTTGGCCCAGGCCTCGCGCCAGTCCTGCCGCCACGCGCCGTCGACGGGCTTGGTGTCCGTCGTGTCTGTGCTGGCGGCCGGCTTGGCCGTCGTGTCCGGCGCGGCCGTGGTCGTTGCTGCGGGGGCCGCAGTCGTCGTGGTGGCCGGTGCGGCAGTCGTGGCAGCGGGCGGTGCAGCCGTCGTCGTCGCCGCAGGCGTTGTGGTCGTGGTCGTGTCGGTCTGTGCTTCAGCCATTCTCGGTCCTCCTCAGGACGCCAAGGTTCGCTTTCAGGAGCTTCACGATCTGATTGCCGGCGAACCGTCGGCCCTCAGCGAAGTCGGTGTCGCGCCGCCCGTCCTCACCACCCGGGCGGAAACTCATGTCGTACGTCCCGCAGGCGTTCTCGATGATCCACTTCAGCGCGCGTTTCTGGGCGTGGCCGTCCGCATCTCCGCGGGCCAGCGCCTGCAGGGCGGATGCGTCGGCGAGCTCCCACGGCGGCGGAAGCCATGGGCCGCTCTCGTGCGAGCGGTACGGCTTGGCGGGCCTCTTCGCCGGCTTGTTCTCAGCCATCAGGCCGCGGCCCTTTCAGCGCTCGCCATGTCCTTCTGCGCGCCGGCAAGATTGGCTGTGACACCGGACGCCTGCTCGAGCGACTGCAGGAGCTGCTGCTGCTGCTGCTGGGCCTGCTGCTCGCTCTGGATCTGCTGGACCTCCACGTCGGAGCGCGTCCACGCCGCCGGCACCTGGATGCCGGAGAGCGCATCGCGCAGCGCTTTCTTGGCGTCGATGATCGCCGCCACGGATGGGTCGAGCGCGACAGCCTCGGCGACCAGCGCCTTCGCCTGCACGAACTTCTGCCCCTTCTGCTCTTCGATGATGTCGTGCAGCGGGGACGCGAACCGGAACTGGATGTCTCGGTTGCGCAGGGATTTCGGCATGGCGAACACCGACCCGAACGCGCCGTTGTGCAGGAGCACGTCGAACGCGGCATCGCACAACCCGCCGTTGTACTCGGTCTCCATCGGCTCGAAGATCGGCAGGGCCCCGCGGATGTACTCCTGCACGCGCTGCCCGATCTCGTAGGCCGTCCGGCGCACGGGCCGGGAGCGTGAGCTTGTTCAGGTAGAACGCCTGCGCGATCAGCAGCCGCGCATCGCGGGCCATCTCGATCCCGGACGGCATGCCGCGGAAGTCCTGCGTGAGCGGGCGCAGCGCTTCGCCCAGCCGCTCGTCGTAGTCCTGATCCACCCAGGTGATGCCGCCGGCCATCAGGTTGACGTCCGATCGCACGGCGTCCATGGTCGCGACCAGCGGCGGGTTGACTGCCTTCTCGCCGGCCTCCAACAGCGTCCACGCCATCTGCTGGATGAGGCGGGCATCCGGCAGGGCGGTGATGGTCGCAGGGGACAGCGCGTACTGCGAGCCGCTCACGGTCTGCCAGCGCGGGATGACGTACTCCAGCGACCGGGACGGCACCGACTCCATCGTGTGGTCGTGCGTCGTGTCCATGTAGAGCGAGCGGTACGGGAACCGGCCCGAGTTCTCTTCCAGCATGTCCGCGTTGCAGACGATGTGGTAGCAGTCGATCTCGGTGAACGGGTCCTTCTCGCGCAACTGGCTGACGGTCGGGTGGCACTTGCCCGGGAACAGGCGCAGCGCGTCGTACACCGTCGGCTTCCACTTGCGCGCCACGAGGCAGATCTTCCCTTCCTCGTCTTCCATCCACACGACGTCGCGCAGGTGCCACGTCCGGAAGAGCAGCGCATCGCGATTGCGGTTGAGGCGCACGCTCATCGGCGCCTGGCCGAACGCCGCGAAGTCGTGGTCGGCCTGCTTGGTCGCCTTGGCGAACAGGGATGCGCGGTCGTACATCGCGCGCCGCTGCACGCCCTCGGCCCACTCGAGCCAGCGCTTGCCCTCGGTGTCGACCTTCTCGTCGTCCTGCAGGCCCATGTGGAACCACGGCTTGGCCGTCGGGCGCAGCATGGTTCCGATCTGGTCGCCCAGGTCACGACGCGAGAGCACCGGGTAGCTCGACATCAGGTTGCCGGCGTACTCGTCGGATAGCGTGCGCCGCAGGGTGAAGTCCGCGCGTTCCGGGTAGAAGTTCTCGGCGATCTCCTGGCACAGGGTCATGAACGACCCGCGCTTGGAAAACAGCCGGTCAACGGTCTCCCGCAGGAGCTTCGGCGTCATGTCAGCCGCCCAGCACGTCGGTTGCGTCCGTGCCGTCGGTGAGGATGGTGCTCTGGCGTCCCTTCCTCTGCATCTGCTCGACGAGCGAGCGCTTCTTCGCGGCCTTCACGGCCTCGTCGTCGGCGATCGGCATCACGGCAGGCTTCGGCACGGTCGGTGCGGGGGCTGCGGCCGGAGTCTCCTGCTTGCCGCCGAAGAGCCCGCCCAGCATGCCGCCGAGCAGTCCGGGCAATCCGTACTGCGTGACTTCCTTCACCAGGTTCCCGATGCCGCTCATGTCTATCCCCTTGCTCGCATGTTGGCCTGACTCTGGAACGCACCGCGCTTCTTCCTGCGCTCGTCCCAGATGCGCCCGTCTGAGAGGTACGTCGGACCTGCGGACCAGCACATCACCACGGCGTCTCCGTCGTCGGTGGAGCGGCCCAAGCGCTTGCAGACCTTCTCCTTCGGCTCGACTGTGAGCACATGCCCCGGGGCGGTGAAGGTCGGCGCCGCAAGGTCGGCCAGCAGGAGCGGATCGTTCGGCAGGCTGATCGGTGAGCCGTTCGGCTGCGACGGGTCCAGAGCCTCCCGGAACCGCCAGATGATCTGGCTGCGCTTGTTGGCGAACTTCAGTTGCCCGTCGGCCGTATGTTGCACCGATTCCTCGGCGCCCTTGTGGGCACGCACGTCGATCTCGTTTTCCTTCAGTACTTCGTAGGTCGATCCGCCGTAGCCGCCGCCCATGTCCACCACGACCGTCGCCTTGTTGCGGCGATAGGAGATGATCTGCCCGCCGCAGAACTTGCCGGCGCGGTCCATGGGGATGTCCTTGCCGGGGATCTTGACGTTCGCCGCGTACCAGCCGTCGTGACGCATGGCCAGAACGAACGGGTCATCCCCGCCGCCGGAGGCGTCCGCCGCCATCGCGCACATCGGCACGCTGGCCGGAGGCGTCGGAGTCCAGCGCGCCATGGCCGCCCGGATCCACTCGGTCGGGATGCACTGGAACGGCTGGTCACGCAGCCCCGCGTCGAACTTGCCTTCGCGGTAGGCGGCGCGCAGCTCGGCAGGCAGCGCCGCCAGGGTCGCGTCGTAGTCGGTGCGGGCGAGGTCGGGGTTGTCGGAGAGCTTCGAACGGATGAACGTCCGGCTCTTGGCGATGACCTCCTCGCCGTTGATGAGGTGCGGGCCCCGCCCGGAGACTTCGATCTCCACGCCGTCGGAGCTCGTGGTGAACCACCGCAACTCTCCGGGCATGGCCGGGTACGGGTGATTCGGGTCGAGCCACGGCGCATACCGCCTCACCAGCCACATGCCCTCGGGCGTCGTCGGCGGGTTGCCGGTGAGCACCACACGGCAGCGCTGGCCGCTCTTGGTCGAGCGGTTCCAGCCGATGATGAACACCACCTGCGACTCGAGGAAGTCGCCGGCCTCGTCTACGACGATGAGGTCGTGCGGGTCGCCCTTGTAGCGCTGCTTGTCGGATTCGTCCTTGCAACCGCCGAAGTCGATCAGACGATCGTCGACCCGCAGCCGCATCTCCTGCCCGTTGTAGCCGTCACGGCTGCCGACCACCGTCATGGCGTAGTCGGCCAGGGCGCGGGCGTCGGCGGTGTACCGGCGCAGGATGAGCGAGCGCTCGTGCTCGGTCAGGGCGAGCCCGACCCCGAGCGCAGACTTGCCGCCGCCCGCCTGCCCGCCGTAGAAGATCTCGTCGGCGAGCGAGAAGTAGGCGTCCGTCTGGGGCCCGGGATTGGGCACCCAGCGGATGGCCTTGGTGTCCTCGACAGCCCGAGAGATCTCCGCGCGCGCCGTCTCCGGCATGCGCTCGACTCGCTCCAGGATGTCGTCCAGCAGGGCGCTCACGTCTTGGCGGGCTCCGTGAGACCGGCGAGAGCAGGCACCATCGGAGGCTCGCAGAACACCCTCTCCCCACGGATGCGCGTGGTCCACGTCGAGTCGATGTAGTTCATGTCGTCCAGCGCACCGCGCAGGAAGATCGTCTCGTTCTGTGCGGCCTGCGCTTCGGCCTGACGCTGGTTGAGACGCGCCTCCAGCTCGCGCTTGCGGGCCAGAAGCTTGATACGGTCATGGTCGAGTTCCGACACGCCGTAGAGCGGCGGGGGCCGCAGCAGGCAGGACTCGGGCGGCACGCCGACCTCGATGCCGCGCGCCTTGGCCAGCATGGCGAAGAACTGGCAGCCGGCTCGCTGATAGCCGTACTCGTCCGACGCCGCCATGTCGACGCCCCAGAGCCCGATCTTCTCGGCGCCGGCCTCGATCGCCATCGCAAACATCCACGCGAGCGAAGACGTGAAGAAGTAGGGGCCGTACTTGGCGACCAGCTCGTCGACCGGGAGAACGACGCCGTTCGGGATTTCCGTCCTTGCCTCGGAAACGATGACGCGCGGATGCCGCGCAAGGAACTGGCAGTATTCCGGGGAAAACCATGGCTGCCCGGGTTCGTACCGGTGAAGCTCGAAGAATACGTCCATGCGCGGCGCGATGCCGTACACCCCGGGACTGCACGCCCAGATCTGCCACTCCGGGGAGTTGTATGGCGCCAGCCGGACCGACGACGGGGCTGATCCGACCAGCGCGATGTTGAGACCCTTTACCATGCGAATCCTCCTCGTGAATTCGCGTGGATCAGGTCGAGGTCGTGAACGTGACGAGCGGGGTCGCCGAGGTGCCGGTGAGGCTCTCGACGATCCAGCGCGCCGTGCTCACGGCAACCAGGGTGACGGCAGCGCCCGGGGCGAACAGGTTCACCACCGCCTTGCTGGTGCCGTCCGAGGCCGCGTAGATCGTGGCGTTCGTCGCCGTGAACTGCTGCCCGCCCGTGCTCGTGGAGTTCAGGCAGAGCGTCTTCCTCACGCCCTCGCCGGCCGGAGCCTGCAGGGTGTAGCTGCCGGTCTGCGAACTTCCGGAGGTCAGCACGCGCGTCACGCCGTAGGGCAGCGCGGACGTGGCAGCCGTGGTGGAGATGTCTTCGACCGCGTCGCGCAGGCCCTTGGGGCCGACGAGATAGTCGCCTTTGTCGAGGCCGATCCGACGGCCGAACAGGCTCGTCAGGATCTGGTTCTTCAGTTGCTCGATGCTCAGTGCCATGGTGATTCTCCTTTGTAGTTGCTCGCCGAAGCTGCTGCGGAGATGTGCCCGAGGCGGTCGGGCGGCCGGCTATACAAGTTGCGGTTGGGTCAGGCCGAGATGCCACTCTGAGACGGTAACAACGTCGAGCAGACCGGCCACTGACTTTTGAGAGATATAGCTCGCCAAAATCTCGAAATCAGACGTGGCTATGTCGATGGACGTTGACGCCCCAGCGTCCAGGACCCTATGGAACATCAGAATCCCCGTCCACGCGTTGAGGATGATTCCGTCGATCTCCGCCTGAATGGATGCATTGGAATCGGCCAGCGCGTGACCGATGATCGGCATACACAGCAATTGATCCGCAGTGCATAGCGGCGAAATCGCTTGTTTTGCAGACGCCTTTCGCGACCACCTGATGCCACAGGCGCGCAATGCATTGAACACAGTCTGATCGCCAGCGCTGATCTCGTGCTCGCCGTTCGGGTAGACGTAGTAGTTGACTGCTCGCGTGTACCCGCGGCTGCGCAGGTACTCTTGGTTGCGCTGCACGTCCGCCACCATGGCAGCGTAAGTGCCAAGGGTTGGTAGCGCAGTTTCCCCGTGCGGACACAAGTCATGGCCCGCCGCGTAGAGCGTGGCAAGGTTGGCCTCGGTCATGTATCCAGCCTGGCCAATCAACGAACCGATGATGCCGCACGTAGACTTCAGACCCAGTGTGTCGAGATAGCTGGTGCCGTTATCGATCACGCTGTCGTAGCCGTCATCAAACATGATGAGCAGTTTTGCGCGTTGCCTCGGGCCGTAGTAGAGCGCGTCGAGATAGACGGTCGCCTGCTCCGCGCCCTGCGGAGTCACCCGTACCTTCATGTCGGCAACCGCCGTGTTCACGTCCGTCGTCCCGGTCGTCGCCCACTTCAATGTGGATTGCGCGCCTGCCCCGAGTTCGATGTAATGCCATCCGTTGAACTTGTTGACGGCGGATGCGTTCACGTTGTACTGCGCCAGCAGGAAATTGGTGTATGCCGCTTCCTTGGCCATATACACGCCGATGGTCGCAACCTTCGTGTAGTCAGGGATGTAAACGAGCAGTCCAACCTTTCCGCCCCACGTCGCAGGAATCGACGCAGACGACTTGCGCACCTCTGCGACGTTGCCTGCGCCTGTGACCACCTTCAGGGATGCGCTGCCAACGGTGACGATGGACGTGTCTTTTGTGAACGCCGCCCCTGTGCCCGTATTGGTCGTGTCTGTCGTTTCTTCGTACGACAGGAACAGCGTGCCGGCCTGGGTGATGTAGTTCTGCGGCCATGCCGCGAACGTCGTCATGGCTAGATCGGGCGCCAGTGCACGCCGACGTTTCCGATATCAGCGGTTCCGCCAAGGGTGACGGTCAACGCTCCAGCGACGTTCGGTGCCCAGAAGAAATCGATGAACCCACGGGCAGCGGCGGCCGGAATTGTCCACGTCATGGCGCTGCTTGCGCTTGCGCTGCCAAGCCCCGTTATGGACAGGGCCGCGCCAAGGGCGGTGGACAGGGAAATTCCGCGAAGGTGCGTATCGTTGGCCGCGCCGCCGCCGATGGTCTGCGCAGCCGTCGTCGCGATGATCCCGAAGTTGCAGATCTCGCGGTTCTGGACGTAGTTGTTGCCTGACGTGCTGGACGGGTTGGCAACCGCGGCGATGTTCCCCTGCTCCGCGACCTTGGCGACCCCGCTCGTCGCGGCAGTCAGGTAGGTGACGTCCCCATCGGTGGAGACGAGTGCAAGCGTTCCCATGCGCGGTACTCCAGCGGATTCACTCCACCGCTGTATACCCGAACAGTGCTATGCGCGGAAGTTGGACGACTGTATAGCTAGGTCGACGGGGAGACCGACGACAGGCTGCGCGTGCAGTGTTCCACGTGAAGCGAAACGATGGCGCTGCCGATGGTGTAGGCCGGGTCGATGCGCCGCCCGGCGAGGAGCTTGTCGATGTAGGGTACGCTGCAGTTCGCCTCGCGGGCAATCATCCGCCGCGAAAACCCGGCCTCCCGCAGATCGATCAGGACGGTCCGCCACTCGATGATGGGCGGCTGCCTCATGTCGTCGGGCCTTGGATTCGCACGGCGGTCTGGTCGATGGTCTGGGCAGCGTTCTCTCCCAGCCGCAGCACGAACGCCACCCGGCGCGCGAACTCCAGGCGGGAGGCTGGGTCATCGAAGCGGATCGCCCCGCCGTCCTTGCCGGTGTGCTCCACCCGCTCGACGTAGAGCCCGCAGGCCTTGCCCCGAAGCTCCTCGGCCTTGATGGCGTCCCCGTACTTGCCGTCGGCCTTGGCCGCGTCCCGCAGCTCGGCGAGCTTGTGCAGGTGATCCACCAGTTCGCACGCCCCGGCCCTCATCACCGACTGCTGCTGATAGGCGAGGTAGGCCGCCACCCTGGGGCGCAGTCTGATTCGCTTTGCCTGCCGGCTGGCGGTCTTGGCGCTGGAATTCGGATAGATCTGCTGGTACGCCTTCGTCCAGGCGGTTTCGCTGTTCTCCATCTTCATCACGCGCGCGATCAGATCGGCCTCAAGGTCCGTCAGGCCGGTCGTGCGATTGAACGCCTTGCCGGGCACGCCTACCTCACCAGCATGTCGAGGGTGAGCGGCACGCCGGCCGGAATGTCCTGCACCGCACGCCGGCCGCACACGTGTTCCATCAGCCCCGGCGAGATCCCCCCCGCCGGCCGCACGCTCCACACGTTGCCGCGGTGAACCTGGCCGCCGGCCGGGATCGCCTCCACCGTCCACAGGGAGCGCCGCAGGGCGAGCGACGGGGCCTCGGACGGCAGTGGGCCGTAGCGGGCCTCGCCGATCGCAGCAGCGACCGTCTGGCAGTCCCGAACCATGGCGGCGAACTCCTCGGGCTCGAGGCTGAAGGCGGCATCCGGGCCGCCGTCGGCGCGGCGCATGGTCAGGTGCTTCTCGATCATGGTCGCGCCCAGGGCCACAGCAGCCAGCGGCACGGCCCAGCCCTCGGTGTGGTCGGACAGCCCCACCGATACGCCGAAGATCTGCCGCAGGTTCGGGATGGTCGCGAGGTTGCAGTCCGCCGCCGGGGCCGGGTACGTGCTCGTGCACTTGAGCAGCGTCAGGTCCGTGCATCCGCCCTGCCGAGCCGCCGATAGGGCGTTCGCGATCTCGCCGATGGTCGCCATGCCGGTGCTGATCACGAGCGGCTTGCCGGTGGCCGCCACCGCCCGGATGAGCGGCGTGTCGACGATCTCGAAGCTCGCGATCTTGTACCGCGGGCAGTCGATGGACTCGAGGAACTCGAGCGCCGCCAGGTCGAACACCGAGGCGAACGGCTCGATGCCCAAGCTGCGGGCGCGGTCGAAGATCACCGGATGCCATGACCACGGCAGCCACGCCTCCCGGTACAGGCTGGCCGCCGTCCTGCCCTTCCACGGGCCGTCCGGGATGACGTACTTCGGGTTGCCGACCATGCAGTCCTGCGCCCACGTCTGGACCTTGACGGCGTGCGCTCCGGCTGCGGCAGCGGCGTCGACAATCTCGAGTGCGCGGTCGAGGCTGCCGAGATGGTTGGCAGAGACCTCGGCGACGATGAACGGGCTAGAGGGCATAGGTCACCTGCAGGAGCTTGCCGCCCATGCGTTCCCAGAACTGGCGGGCCTTGACGTTCTCCGGGTTCACGTTGGCGAGGATGGGGCCAGGGAAGCGACGCCGGACCTCGGCCACGACCTTCGATCCGACGCCGGCCGAGCGGAACGCCGGCAGCAGGTACAGGCCGATTTCGCGCTGCTTGGTGAGGTATGCCGTTCCGACGCATTCCTTGCGGTGCATGACCATCCACCACTGGCGGTACGGTCGCGACTGAACGAAGCCCTTGTGCCTTCTCAAGCTTGGGACGCTGCGATGCGAGATGTTGATGTTCGGTTCGAGCGCGCGCGCCACCATGAACACGTGCAGCATCCGAACGTGCTCTGTGTTGACGGGAGAGACGGGAACAAGTTTCACCGCCCGCCCCCCGGCCACACCAGCCCGCCATTGCCGGACGGATCCGTGATCTCGACGCACACGACGCCATCCATGGCGCACACAGCCCGCAGGCAGGCCTCCGCGTCCCTTGCCGGGCTCCCCGTCAGCCCCGTCCGCAGCACCGTCTGCTGCACGTCGTAGTCCGGCCCCAGCGCGAAGTCCGGGGCGCTGCGCCACACCCGCACGGTCAGGATGCCGTGCTGCACTCGTGTCACCGTTTCGTAGTTCAAGCGTCGCCCTCCCTGATGAATCCGATTTGCAGCGGAACCGGCTGACAGTCGCGCGGCACCAGTAGGCCGCGGCGCATCACGAACGCGCGCTGGTCGCGATAGCCGTCGTCCGGCGTGATCGTGTAGGCGTGGCCGTACTCGTTCAGAGCAGATGCCCCGCCTTCTGGTTCGTCGTCGCTCACAGTCTGACCTCGATGCCGCGCTGATGAAGGTATTCCGCCGCGCCCCGCGGCGTGCAGTCCGTGAACTGGAACAGCGCCCCGGCCGCAACAGCCGATGCCCCAGCGCGTATGGCCTCGAGCATGTCCTCGTAGCCGGAGCAGCCGCCGTGCGCGATCACCGGAACGTCGACGTGCGAGCAGACCTCGCGGATCAGGTCGAGGTCGTAGCCGGCCATCGTGCCCTCTCGGTCCATGCTGGTCAGGAGGATCTCGCCGGCACCGACCTGCATCGTGGCGTAGCGGGCGAACGCGACCGGATCCGCCTGCGCGCCAAACACGCGGCCGTCCTGCACGTCGATCGCAGCGACGCACGCCTGCGAACCGAACGTCGCGGCCGATCGCGCCAGCGCTCCGGGGCAACGGACCAAGCCGGTGCGCCATGCGACCTTGTCGGCGCCGGCATCCATGAGCAGCCGCATGTGTTCGAACTCCGACACCCCGCCTCCCACCGTGATCGGCATGAAGCATCGCTCCGTCAGCCGGCGCACGTCAGCGAAGTCCGGGCCCCTGCCCTCCGGTGTCGCGCCGATGTCCAGCACGATCAGCTCATCCACTCCGCGCGCCTGGTGGATCTGCGCCGCCTGCTGGACGTGGCCCACGCTGCGCCAGCCGTTGAAGCGCTCGCCCTTCACCAGCGCGTCGCCGCGCTTGAGCAGGGTCGGGATGATGCGGACGGCGAGGCCCATCAGCGTGCGGTGAACTGGTCGATGATGCGCTGGAGGGATGGTCTATCCAGCCCCAGCGGGCGAATGATCTCGTCCAGTGCCACGCCCGCATAGACGCCGGGGAACAGTCCGTCGAACTTCTGCACCCACTCCAGCGCGACCGAGCGTGGCAGGATGCCGGCCCGCACGTCGACCGAGGCCTGCGCCGCGCCCCGGCCGTAGCCGTACTTCCGGAACATCATGTAGTCGTGCAGTCCCGTCTGGGCGTTGTCGAGGTTCTCCCACGGCCACAAGTTCGCGTTCGTCGGCAGGCTGGCCAGCATCCCGTGCCGCATCGCCACCTGCGCGTTCCGGTGCGAGTCCCACTCGTAGAACTGGCCGATGAAGTAGGCTCGCACGCCGGCCTTGGCCACGCGATCGGCGGCCGGCGGCATGTAGTCCTGCATGTCCGCGGCGGTGATGCCGTCCTGCCCCACCATGTCGGATGGTCTCAGGCCAAGGAAGCCGCCGAACTCCGACACCCACCTGCGCGTCATCTCGCGCGCCTCGTCCGCGCCGAGCGGTCCGCCGTAGGACTCCTGCGGGTTCTCCCCGTAGAACATCAACGGGACGCCGAGATCGCACGCGACCCGGAACGGGGTGGTGAATATCGACACGTGCTCCGGCCACGAGATGTCGCCCACGAGCTCGAGCCCGAGCCGGTTGAGTTTGCGGCGCACCTCGCGGTTCGGCGTGACCTCGATGGTCGTCGCGTACCGGGCAAGGTTGTCGATGTTGGCGCGGCCGATCGGCGTCAGGTGGCAGGTCGTCGCCGTGACCACCAGCGGGCGCAGGCCCAGCTCGAGCAGTTTGAGCACCTGCCACGTGGAGTCCTTGCCGCCACTCGACGGGACGATGCAGTCGAACCCGCTGCCGTTGCGTGGCGTGCTCTCGATGATGCGAAGCAGGTCCGCCTCGCGCGCAGCCCAGTCGATAGTCTTGCGCTTGTCGTAGGACAGGCAGGCCGAGCACACGCCGTCGACGAAGGCGGTGTCAGGTCGGGTGTCGGGTATGACGCAGCGCGTGCAGCGGTTCATGCCGGCTTCCTCAGCAGCCAGAACTTGCACTGGTCGAAGCCCTTGGCCTCTCCGGTCTCGACGAGCTCCAGGCCCATGTCCTGGTAGAGCTTGCCGTAGGGCCGCTTCCACAGCCGGCCGGCGTGCCCGCGGTACTCGACCTCGACGCCCTGCTCGTCGTAGTACTCGACGGCCAGCACCCAGTCGGAGGACAGGTCGACGAGCCAGCGCATGGCCTGCTGCAGCTCTTCGGGCGGGATGTGGATGAGGACGCCCGCGGTGAAGGTCAACTCGTAGGGCACGGCCCTGAACATGTCGTGATCGCGGAACGCATCCAGCCCCGCCGCCTGCGCTTGGTTGACGGCGCCCTCGTTGACGTCGTAGCCGGATGCCTGCACCCACTGATCCACCCGCTGAATCGCCGACAGGTTCCACCCGGCATTGCAGCCGAACTCGAACACGCTGCGGGCACCGGTCATCTCGAGGATCGTCCGCCAGAACGGGATGCGGGCACGCCAGTCGACGCGGTTCCTCTTCGTGTAGGAATCTCCGAACTCGCCCCGCCAGAAGTCTGCGCACTCGCTCATGCCGTTGCCTCCAATCCATTCAGGGATGCGTACATCATCATGGCCTGCTGCCAGTCGTCCTCGCAGTTGATGTCGCACACCCGGAACTCCGGCATCGGCACCATCGCTGTGTGCGGGCCGATCAGTGGCACGCCTTCAAGGAACGCCGAGCGTAGGCCCCAGTACATCGCGCCGGCATCGCGCAGCGGCTCGGTGCCGACCGACATGGCGTAGACGTGGGTGCGCGACAGGATCGCAGCCCGCCCATTCCACAGCGTCGCGAGGTCAAGCATCGGCGCGGTGGCGTAAATGCAGCACGCCATGTCGCAGTGGACGTGACGCATCGCGCCCTGCATCACCGCCTGGGTGCCGACTTCGTCCTGCGCCATCGCAGCCGGCCGGACCAGCACGCTCGCCCCGCAGGACTGCGCCACCTCGCTGATCTCGGCGTCCTCGGTGCTGACGATGATCTCGTCGAAGAGCCGCGACTGCCGTGCGATGTCGATGCTGTAGGCGATGATCGGGCGACCGAAGAACAGGCGGATGTTCTTGCGCTTGATCCGCTGACTGGCGCCCCTTGCCGGGATGATGCACACCGATCTCACAGCACCTCCTGCAGCACGCGGTCGACGACGTGGGTTGCGGCCTGCGCCGGGGTCTTGCCGCTGTCCATCTGGCTGCGCAGGATGAGCGCGGCCCGCTGGTAAAGCGCCATCCGCTTCTCCTCCGAGATCTTGCGCGGAGGCAGCGAGAGCGTGACGTTCACCCCGCAGCGCTGCGCCTCGTCGATCATGGACTTGGCCAGGTGCACCGCGACGTCAGGCTTGATGTGCACCACCGTGCGCGCCGGGTTGAGCATGAGCACGACCTGCCCGCCCTTGCTGCCGACGGCCATCTCGGTGTTGCGTGGGTCCTGCTGGTCATCCGGCATTGAACTGCTCCTTCGTGGACAGGTCGGGGTAGTCGTTGCTGTGGTGCATGAGGGCGTAGAGCCTCTGCAGCCCCAGCGCCGCCGTGCTCGGGTTCATGTAGCAGTGGTGCCGGTAGCGCACCGGCATCGTGAGCGGGTCGTCCTTCGGGTGCAGGCCGGCGGTGCGGCCATCGAAGCGGGCCTGCCGATACCAGACGTCGGCATCGGCGTCGTCGTGCAGG